CGAAGAATTGCGTTTTGAAAGATGGACTACTACACAGCAGGTTTCCGAACAATTTAAAGAAGTTTTCAATAAATATCTCGAATTTGATAATTCATTGGATATTATGGAAGCTACAGAATTGGAAAAAGCAGAAAAACATGAAGATATTGTTATCTTGTCTGCTATGTCGGAATGGTTCTATGATAGTCCAATGAGCAATGAAATTGCCGAAATGTGCTTATATAAGAACAAGAAACTCGACGTGAACAAAATGTTCGAACAAATCGCTGAGAAATCTGCAACATAATTAAATATTCAGGAGAAAAAATATGTTCCAAACAATCAAACAAATAGCAAAACTATTTCTACCAAAGGATCAGCCTGTGGTTGTTCCTCAACCGGTGGAACCAGAAAAAAGCTCAAGTTACTTGACGACAACTGCCCCAGCTGCCAAATCTGAGCCAAGCAAGGAAGAAGTGATTCAGTCACTGACGGAGACATTAAAGCAAACCGCGGCTACTCAAACGGAGTCTATTACGAAGGTTCAACCGAACCCAACTTCATCCACACCGATGAGATGATGGGGGACTTGACGGCCATCCTTTATTTGAGCAAGACTCACCCAGAGGAGGACGGAACCACGATCTACGACGAGGACGGCAACAAGTCGTGCGTATTCTACTCTAGGTTCAATCGCATGGTGGTCTTTGATTCGAGCCTGCCTCACTCAAGGAATATCATAGAGAACTTCGGGCAGGATGAAGGCGCTAGATTAATTCAAGTTGCATTCTTAAAGAGACTCCATGGACAGTAACAAAGAAATCAAACTCAGAATCATTAAGGCTGGCTACGCTGCCGTTGATAAGTTGATCAAGGTGGCGGAAGAGGATATCATCAAGCCTGATGAGGGGGACGAGTTGGCTGCTGACAAACTGAAGAATGCTGCGGCCACCAAAAAGTTGGCTATATTTGATGCGTTCGACATCCTAAACCGGATCACATCAGAGAAGGAAAACATAGAGATGGAGGACAGCGGTACTAAACAATCAGATACAAAACGTGGATTCGCTGAGAGAAGATCTAGATAAATTGTACCTTGTGTTGGTAGACTACATTCCAAAGGCTACCATCAACCACAAGAATGCAATCAAGAACTGGCGTTACGGTTACAACGAGCAGTATGACATGGTTGTCATATCCAAGACCGGCCAGATCGGGGACATTATCAAGATATCGAATCTCATCATCGCGCTTCCGCTAGCCCCCAAGAATGTAAAGGAGAGGAGTAAGAAGCCATCCGAGCAGTACTGGGAAAGGGAAGAGTATCCCAAAGAACTGAAGAAGATACAATCCATCTTCCAGTGGAACACATTGCCCACCGCTTTCAAGGATAAGTGGGTTGACTACATCGAGTCTCAATTCAACTATCGTGAAGATGGCTATTGGTTTATGAACGATGGCGAGCCGACTTACATCACTGGCAGCCATTGGATGTACCTTCAGTGGTCTAGTATTGACGTAGGCTACCCCGATTACCGCGAGGCGAACAGGGTTTACTTTATATTCTGGGAAGCCTGCAAGGCAGACCCGCGCAGTTTCGGGATGATCTACTTGAAGATACGTCGTTCGGGATTCTCATTCATGTGTTCGTCAGAGGCGGTCAACGTAGGTACGCTGGCTAGGGATTCACGTGTTGGTATTCTGTCCAAGACAGGATCCGATGCCAAGAAGATGTTTACTGACAAGGTCGTTCCCATCAACAGCAAGTTGCCATTCTTCTTCAAGCCAGTGATGGATGGTATGGACAAGCCAAAGACTGAGTTGGCGTTCCGAGTTCCTGCCATGAAGATCACCAAGAAGAACATGTACAACGTGGAGGAGGAGACGATGGATGGATTGGATACCACGATTGACTGGAAGAATACAGAAGAGAACTCTTATGACGGGGAAAAGTTATTGTTCCTTGCTCATGACGAATGTTATGCGCCTGACACTTTGATACTTACAGAAAATTTCGAATTCAAACCTATCAAGGATATCAATGTCGGAGATAAGGTTATGGTTGAGGGTGGGAAAATAAAGACTGTGATGAAGAAGGTATCGGGTCAAACTGATAGATACTTGGTCAAACAACCATATGGACAAGACTACATTGTCACTAAAAACCACAGACTAGTATTTAACAGATACATGTTCAACTCAAGGAACAATAGCAGGCGACATGAAGAGGTTATCATGACACCAGAGGAATACTTGAGCAAGTCTTCTTTTGTCAAGCAACACTTGACTAGGGTTGTGTCTAAAGGAATTGAAATGGAAGACAAGTTTGATGGTATACCCCCATACTTACTAGGGCTTTGGCTTGGAGACGGGAGAAAATCGGCATTAACAATATTGGTAAACAAAGAGGAAGAGCCAGAAATACTTGAGTATTTAGGCATGGTCGCTCAAATGAAAAATATCCCATTTGAACTTAAGAAATCGGAATCTCCTAAAATAGTAGAGTTTGCATTCAAGGGTATCAATTCAGAGTTGAGGAAGATCGGGGTATATATGAACAAGCATATCCCAGAACAATACATGAAATCATCAATAGAATCACGACTTCAATTGTTGGCGGGTATCATAGAGACAGATGGCTATTCCGATAAGAAGAAGAACATGATAGGTTTTGCGATGAAATAAAAAGGCGACTGCATTAATAGTTTATGTTGTATTCTATTGATACAGGAATCGTGGAAGAAAACTCCTTCCACAGCACAACCTCGTTCTTGAGGTTGATGATGTAGATTTTTATAGATTGCTTACGTTCGTCGTACTTGATTAGGTGAATCTCATTGGAGTCCCCCAACACTTTCTGCCCGACGATGTAATGCATTGCTCCCCCTTTGTAGTCGGGACCAATCGCTATTTTCCTGATATCCATATTTCATTTGATTAGATTTAATTTGTTTGTTGGATTACTGGAGTTGCCAGATGTTCACCTCGGCAGATGGGGTATTGCTCCACCCACCCAAGTTGGTGTGAGGGTACAAGCCACCACCATTCGTACCAGAACTGTCTCTCATGATTTGGAAAGACGCAGTAGTTCCAGCAGTAGCGATAGTAATCGGGATTGTAATCTCGTAAGGTACACTCACATTTGTTGTATCCAAATGGAATGCCTTAACAGAACCTGCTTGAGTTCCGTTAACCAAAAATCTGAACAATAAGATTGCTACCCCTCCAGAAGACCCTTGACGCTCTACGCTACCGTATCCATTTAATAGATACAAGCCGGGTTCGTTGAACGTAATCAAGCCTGTAGAACTGATCATCACAGCATCCCCAGAAGACCCTTGTGCCGCACCAAAAGAAACCTGCAACGCAGTGTTCAATGCGCTTGGCGCTTGAGTCACGGTGGATTGAGCAGCCAACACAGAAGTGTATTGAGAAACACTAGCAAATAAGGCAGCAACGCTACCCAAAGTATAGTTCTTAGTTTCGTTGCCTGATGATGACGACTCGGTGCCAATGAGTTTGTCTGATACAGCCGGGGAGTTGTCCGTAGGGTATTGTGAAATTTTCATTTTAGGTCAAGGTTAATAAGTACAATGTTTTGTATACCAACGCAGACATCTCGTCTAGGATGTTCTGCAAGCAACTTGGATAGTTCTCGCGCTCTGCATCGATGGTCTTTGCCAATGACTTCAAGTGGCTGATTGCATCCTCTGCGGTAGACTGAGGGATAGAGATATCCAATCTTCCATAGTAACCGAAGTATGACTCGGTAAGACTGTCTGTCAACTCCAAGATGCCATCATAGTATGCGTTCAACGCTTTGTGCTCAGCGAACGATTCTGTTTTCAAATGCATCAAGTGCATCATGTCACGAGATTGGAAGAGCATTCCAATAAACTTTGCAGGTGCCATTATTCTTTTTCTTTCTTTGTTATGTCTCCAGTTTTCAAGTTGATCACCGCGTCGATTCCGTACTTAGAGACCAACAACCTCTCGTGATTGGAGAACTTCTCACGCAAGGCTTCAATTGCATTCAATGTAGCGTACTTCTGCATTTCAATCTCAGCAATGCTGTTCTTCAATTGCGAGTACTCTGTGTTCATCTGTTGGATTGTTTCCAACTCTTCGTCAGTTAATTTCATTGGATTAAATTTTACACAAATATATGCCTTTTTTAAAAACAAAAATCCCCCTGTTTTGCAGGGGGATCGTAATGATTACTTAGTGGCTTTCTTCTTTTTGACTTTCGCAAGTTCCATGACTTGGTACTGCGTCTTGCCTGCTACCTTCACGGCTTTCAGCAATTGCTTGCGGTTGCCGGCAGCATTGTAAGATACATGCACCCAGTCAGGGTTCTTGTCGTCGCCGAACTCCCAGATCATCTGATCGAAGTCCAAGTTGTTTGCGATGTAATCGAACACCTCAGCGTTCTTACCATCCAAATCAATGTCAACTGCTTGACCGATGTTGTGTTGGCTTGCCTTAGCACCGCCGATCAACTTGTTCAACTCTGGCGAGCGGTATCCGCTGCTGATTTTGATA